TAATAATAATAATAATAATAAAAAATGGGGGCAGGAACTTTAGTTGAACTTATTGCACGAGGTAATCAAGATACATATATTATAGGAAATCCTCAATTTTCATTTTTTAAATCAGTCTATAAAAGACATACTAATTTTGCTATTGAACCAATTAAACAAATTTTTACTGAATCACCTGATTTTGGTAAAAGAGTAACGTGTATTATTGATAAAAAAGCCGATTTACTTAGTGATATTATGTTAGAATTAGAATTACCAGCATTAAAAACATATGTAAGTTGGACTAATAATATTGGTTGTTTTATTATAGACTGGGTAGAATTACAATTTGGTGGTGAGCCAATAGATAGAATTTCAGGTGATTTACTAGATATATTTATGGATATAACAACACCATCGGGTAAAAAGCAACCTTTATATGATATGATTGGTAAATATAGTACCTTTAATAATAATACACAAACAGAAGCATTAAAATTATTAATACCAATTCCATTTTGGTTTTGTCGTAGTATTGAAAAAGCATTACCACTTATATCAATGCAATATACAGATATTAAATTAGTCTTTCAATTTAAACCTTTTGATAAATGTTGGTATAAACTTTCTAATGGTGAAACTCCAAGTAGCACACCATCAATTACAAAAGCCAATTTAATATGTAATTTTATTTATTTAGATGTGTTTGAAAGAACAAAATTTGCGAAAGAAAAAAATCACGAATATTTAATAGAACAATTTCAAAGTTTAAACGGATTTCAACTAGCACAAAACCTTATTAATGCAAATGTAAGATTATTTTTTAATCATAATATTAAAGAATTATACTGGACTTATAGAACAAGTGTTGCTACATCTAATAATGATTATAATAATTATGCTAATGTTACAAATTATGGAACGTCAAATGAACTTATTGTTGCTCCATTTAATGAAATGAATTTACGTTTTAATGGTAATGACAGATTTGAAAAATTAGCCGAAACATTTTTTAGATTATATCAACCTTATAAACATCATTCATCAGGAACAAACGACTATATTTATATGTATTCCTTCGCACTGAATCCTGAAGATACACAACCTAGTGGGACGTGTAATTTTAGTAAATTAGATAATATTACATTAAATTTAGATTGTAGTGCTTCAATACCTAGTGGTATTATTAATGTTTATAGTATTAATTATAATATTTTAAGAATACAAAATGGTATGTCTGGATTATTATTTTCATCATAAAGATTAAAAATAAAAAAATAAAACAACAAATTAAAATAAGTTAAAATAAACTAAAATGTATTAAAATAAATTAAAATGTATTAAAATAAATTAAAATGTATTAACTATTATAAATTTTTTTAGTCTTTTTAAATTTCATTAACAATATCAATTGCTGTAAAAAAGGATTTACGACAACATAAACGAATAAGTCCCAATTCATCCATAATCTCACCTGCTATTGTTTTTTTTACTTCATCGCTACTAATATCAATAATTAAAGGGTCTTCTTTACTATTAAGTGCTTGTTTTTTACGGATATATTCTTTTTTATAATATTCATTTTTATTACTTAATACTTTACCACAAGTACAACATCTTACATAAGGTATCATTTTTTATTATTAAAAATACAATTTAATATTATATTATTAGTTATTTACTATTATATAATACTTATTTAATATTTATATTATTATTTTTATATTTAAATTAATTTATATTTATAAATCAATTTTTAAAATTAGTATTCTCTAGATATAATTAAAGTTATTTATTTATAATTTAATACAATTTTATTATAAATCCATTACAAATAAATATTAACTCCATTACAAATCCATTACAAATCTGTATAATTAGTATAATCCGTATCATTTAAATAATTAACACCAGCGGGTTCAGGTTCATCTTTACGAGGTAGAAAACTAGTTGTAATATCATAATTATTTGGTGTAATATCATTTACTTTTTCAACTATGTATTCATTTAATGTATCGTTCATTGTGTTAAATTCTTTTTGTAATTCTAATAGTTTATTATTTTCATAGTCATTTAATCCTAAAAATGTAAATATATTTAATGTATTATTTACTTCTCTTTGTGAGTATAAGAGTTTATTATAAGAATAAATAGGATATTTTTTATTATTAACAGTATTATAAGCATTATAAAATACTTTGGACATTGTATGACGTATTTTTTTACCTAAAAAATCTTTTTGAATACTGTCATCTGTTTTTATACTCATTACAAATTGTATAAGTGTTTCTAGATATGTTTTATAATTTATTAATAATGGAACAGTATTAATTATTTCTTCAATAGTTATTTCTTCTTTACCTAATTTTAATCTTTTATCTATTAAAAAATCTTCTTTTTTTAATTTAACAACGGATGAGTTATTAATATTACTCGTCATAGATAAATCACTACCTCTCATTATATCAGGTAAAAATGTGGTGTTGCTAGAACTACTTTCATTATCACAATAACCCATATTACTATTATTACAAGGTTGAAAGGCTTCTTTAATTTGTGTCTTCATAAATGTCATAAATTCTTTAGGATTAACAAAATGACGTTTATAAAAAAAATAAATAATTACGATTAATATAAATGTAATTACAAATCGTGGGCTTTTATTAGCAATAAATACTATCACTAGAGTTAATAAAATAATAAATAATAAGTTTTCGTCAATCATATTTATATTAAACTATAATTATTTGTATATCTATTATTATAGGTAGAAACTTATTTATATGCTAAAACTATAAAAAATAAATAATTAAATAATTAAATAATTATGTAAATGTATCTAGAATAAGTTTATGATTTTTTTCATAAATCTCTTTTAATTTTATTTTATTTGTATCAGAAATCGCAGATGTATAAACAGTATGTTCTAAATATATATTAATAATTTTATCATTTTTATTTAATAATAATTCAAGTTCAGTTTTTAATGAATTAAAATCATTAGGAATAGTAATTTTATGTTTTGTATGTTTTTTAGTTAAAGACATAGTTAGTTATAATTCACTTCGTGCTTCGCTTTGTTCTTCTTTTTGTTTATTAAGAAGTAATAAATCAATTTTAGTATTAATAGTTTTTTTACCTATAAATTTAGGTGCTTTTAAATCATAAGTATAAATATTATTATTACTATCTAATAATACTTTTTCTCCATTAATAATATCTTCCCAAAGAGTAATATAGGCATTATCATATTGTCGCGGGTCAAATTCAACTTTCCTTTTACGTCCTCTTTTATTATGAACAACTGTTGGTGTAGGTTCATCAATTCTTCCATTGGATAATTTAATTAAATGGCTTTTACAAAATTCAGTCCCATTATGTTTTTTTCTAGTGCATTGTTTATTATCTAATTTTCGTCCTAAGCATATATATTCTGTATTAATCACTTTTTTACATCTTTTTTTAAGATTAGATGTATATTCTTTAATAATAGTTGGTATATGTGTCATTATATGTTTATCCACAATTTCTTTTGGAACAGTAAAATTACATTTAGATTTTAACGTAGATAATAGAATATCTAATGATTTATAATCAACAAAGAACATTGATTTTTGTTGTTTATTTTCAAAATTAAATGTTTCATTATTTAAAAGATGGTCAATATTCGTATTTGTTTCATTTGATGTTTCTATTAATGTAGTAATAGGTGTAATATGTGTAATGTTTGTATTCTTTTCATCCTTTTCATTATTACTTTTACTACTTAATGTAGTATCCTTTTTCGTTTGATTATTTATTTCATTTTGTTTTTTTAATTTATTAACTTGAGTATTATCTTTTTTATTATTTTGATTATCATCTTGATTATAGGTTCCTAATATATCATCAATTGTATATTTATTTTTAAATCCTTTTACATCTTGTTTAGTTTCATTGTTTATTTTAGTTTTTGACATAGTATTAAATATTAAAATCAACTTTTATAGTTCAGGATAATGTTTAAAATGAGTTAATGTTTAAAATGAGTTATTGTTTAAAATAAGTTATTGTTTAAAATAAATTAAACAAAATAACTTTATTTAATTAATTTCAATTTTTATAACTATGTAAAATGATTAATAATTTTACTTTTCTTTAAATTACATATTTTATATTATATAATTTATTTTTAAACTTTTATTAATTAATTTGTAAAAATTTGAATTTAAAGAAAAAAGTTAATATTTAATATTTTATAGATTTAATAATATATATATAAATTATAACTAAACCATTACAATGAATTACTTTAATTTTTTTAATATTATAATCACTTTAATACTAATTAGTAGTATTATTAGTTTAATAGTATTTTTTCTAGACAAAAAATATATAAAAGAAAATTTTAATTATTTTACTTGTTCTATGACATTAAATGATGTAAATCCTAAATTTAAAGAAGATTATTTAAAATATCATAATAGAACTGCTAAATGCGGAGATTGTGAAAATGCTCTTGTAAAATTAAATGTAAATACTTGTCCTGTAGATGAATATGGTAGTCCTTCGCCTTATTGTAAGCCTTCAGGTTTTATTGAAAGTTCATTAGGTAATCCTATTACATTTAAATATGATATTTCACCTCAAAATATGAAAAAATTTTTTTGTATAAATACTTTATAGTTATTAATTTATAGTTGTTAATTTTAATAAATTATATTTCATTTTTTATTTTTAGTTAATTAAAATAATATATATTTATAATATAGATAGTATAAATAACAATATACATAGTATAAATAACAATATAAATAGTATAAATAACAATATAAATAGTATAAATTATAATATAAATTATCAAATGCCTCCTAAACAAAAACTTATAACAGTAAAAAAGAAATCAAAAATAATAGATAAATCAAAAATAATTAAAAAATCAAAAATAATTAAAAAATCAAAAATAATTAAAAAATCAAAAGATAAATTAAAAAAACATATTTATTCTACCTATTTTCCATCATTAATAGACCCTAATTTTACTTATGAAATAACTAATCATACTATTTTTAAAAATTATAAACTTTCACATAATAATGAAAAATTAGATAAACTTTATGATTTATATGAATCAAATGAAATTATTAAAAAAAAAACAAAAAAGAAAGATGAAATTTTTATATTAAAACCAATACAAAAACTATTAAGAACATTTATAAGTCCTTATACACCTTATAGAAGTTTATTAATCTATCATGAAATGGGGGTTGGAAAAAGTTGTACTGCTCTTACTATTGCTGAAAATTTAAAATCTATTGTCTCTAATTCAAATACTAAAATATATGTGATTAAACCAAATGAAATTGAAAGAGAATTATTTAATATTGATGATGTAAAAAATAATACTATTAATAATACCTGTGTTGGTTCTACATACGTTGATATCATAAAAAATAAAGATTTGAAAAGTAAAACTATAGTTGAAAATTGTATGAAAAATGATGAACAAAGTTGTACTATGTTAAAAAATAAAATAAATAAAGAAATAAAAAAAACATATACATTTAATGGTCCCGAGACTTGGGTAAATACTATAAATAGAGAAATAGAATTAAAAACCAAACATATTACTAATGAAAATGAAAAAGAAAAAAAGAAAAAATCTATCATTGAAACAAATTTTAATAATTCAGTTATTATTATTGATGAAGTTCATAATATTAGAGAAACAGAGAAAGAAAAAAAATTCCCACCAGTTTTAAATATGGTATTAAAATACTCTAAAAATGTAAGACTTATTTTATTAAGTGGAACGCCTATTTATGATAAACCTCAAGGCATTGTCAGTATTATAAATTATCTTTTATTAAATGATAAAAGACCAACTTTAAATGAAAATGATATTTTTCATAATGATGGTAAATTAAAAGCAAATGGAAAAGCATTATTAGAAACTAATATTAGAGGTTATATTTCTTATATGAGAGGTAATAATCCTTATACTTTTCCTATAAAATTATCGGCAATCTATAATATCCCAAAACAAATGTTAAATTTATCTAACTATCCGTCAAAAGATCTTAATGGTAAAACGTTAGATGAAAATAATAAAATCAACTATTTAGAACTTGTAAATTGTCCTTTTCAAGGAGAACAATTAAAACTAATTAATTATTTTATTGATAATACTAAAAGAATAAACTATAATGATGATGTGTTGGATAAACTAGATACTGATAGTTTAAATTCTGATTCTCTAGAGGATACTAAACTTAATGAGACTAAACTTAATAAGACTAAACTTAATAAAGTAAATAATGATAAAGTAATTATATCTCAATCAACAGCCTATAATACAGAAATGCAAATTAGTAATTTTATTTATCAATCTCTAGATGAAGCAAATGATAATATTAATTTATTATCAGGTCATTCTGGATTAGAACAAATAGCAACAAAACAACAAAATAAAATTACTTATAAATTTAAAAATACAGACTATGGTAAAAGATTTAAATTACCAGAATTGAATAATTGGGGAGTTAAAATTGCTACTATATTAGAAAGAATAATAAATAGTAATGGTCCAGTATTTATTTATACACGTTATATTGCTTCAGGTGTAATTCCACTTGCTTTTGCTCTTGAAATGAATGGATTTAAACGCTATAATAATGCTAGCCCTTTATTAGAGAATAAATATAAAGAAACAAATCAATCTAGAGGAGACTATATTATTTATTCTGGAGATAAATCATTATCTCAATATGCTGAAGACTATCTTAATAAAAAAAATTCTATGGTTAATGACAAAAATGTAAAAGTATTTATTGCTACAGCAAAAGCAAGCGAAGGAATTAACTTATTTGGTTATAGAGAAGCACATATATTAGACCCTTGGCACAATATGAATTTAATAGAACAAAGTATAGGTAGAGTTGTAAGAACAAATAGTCATATGTCTTTACTACCACAAGAACGCAATGTTACAATATATAAATATGCTTCAACATTAAAAAATAAGGAAACATTTGACCTTACGATATATAAATACGCAGAACAAAAAGCAATTCATTCTGGAGCAATAGAAAAAATATTAAAAGAAAATTCTTTTGATTGTTATTTAAATAGAGAAAATAATATTTATGATGAAGAAACATATAATAAAGAAATACCGTTAATTACATCAAATAATAAAAAAATTAAAGTATCATTAGCAGATAAACCTTATACACGTAATTGTTTTTATATGAAAGAATGTAATTATAAGTGTTCTAATTATGGTCATTCACAAAAATCAAAAAAGAGCCAAAAGAGCCAAAATAAAGTAAATCATAAAACAATTGATACTAAATTACCAATTATGGATTTTATGATTGAAAAAGATATTAGTGAATTGAAAAAATGTATTGAACATTTAATGAAAACTTATTTTAATGTTAATATAAATAATTTGAAATTATATTTATATAATTTTATAAATGGTATTGATAATATTAAATTATTACTTAATAAAAATGGTATTGATAATAGTAAAAATAAAGATAAAAAAAGTAAAAAACTAATATTAAAAACACAAATGACACAAAAGATAAAAAAGACAAAAACGACACAAAAGAGTAGTAACTATAATAATGCTAACAATTCAAATAATGATACTTCTTCTAGACTTCATTTATTAATAAAAAATGAAAATTATAATGTACTTTTCAATGAAGCATTTTATAAAGCAGTTCAAGATATAATAAATTCAAATACTATTATTGTTGATAAATTTAATAGAACTGGTTCTATAGTTATTTCAGGACAAAATTTAAGATTTATACCTATGGGTAATATTATACCAAATATGTCTATTGAAAAACAAGAAACTAAACCATCTATTAATTTAATTACCGATATTAATTTAATACCGTATATTAATTATTTAAATAAAGATAAAAAAATGTTATTAGAAAAAACAGATTATAATTATAATGAAATTATTAATAAAAATATTATTGATACTTCAGAACAAATCTTATATGGATTAGGATTATATTCTAGAGAATATAAGTTTAATATTAAAGTAAATTTACAAGATATTATAGAAAATGTATTTCATAAATTAAATTATTTGTTAAAGAAAACTGCTATAAAAGAATTATTAAACAAAATTATAAATAATATTAATTTATCTGTAAATGAAAAGAAAATAGAACCTATTTTAAATAATTATATTATTTATAATAAAAATATTAATCCAAACCAAAAAGATAATAATGATTTTAGAAAAAATATATATGGTTTTATAATACAACATAATAATAATTTAGAATTATGGTTTTATGATACATTAACAAAAATATTTGAAGAAAATAGTGGTAATTTAAAAAAAGTAATAGAATATAAATATAATATATTAAATAAAACACCAAATAATAATGTCTATGGATTTTTAAAATATGAGAAAAATAATGTAGTCTTTAAAAATGTTGATTTTGATGAAAAAGGTGAAAAAAAATCTGTTAAAGGTATATCTTGTAATACAATGCCAACATCAACTATTAAAAAACTATTATTTAAATTAGACCCTAATTTTATAAAAAATATTAAACATAATACCAGAGTTGCATTTTGTAATGATATGGAATATTTATTAAAATCTAAAGATAATAAATTAGTAAATAAGAAAAAATGGTTTTATACTCCAG